TAGAATTATTATAGGTAAGAAAAGACCTAGTATTATGGTGGTAGATGCTTTTGATAAATCGGAAAACACTCATACATCTAAGAAACTAAAAGAGGATTCACCATACTAATGAAAACAATAGTGTTAGGGCCACCAGGAACAGGAAAAACACATACACTTTTAGAAAAAGTAGATGAATATTTAAAGACAACAAATCCAGATAGGATTGGTTATTTTGCTTTTACAAGAAAAGCTGCAAATGAAGCTAGAAGCAGAGCTATGAAAAAATTTAATTTAGAAGAAGATGATTTACCTTATTTTAGAACATTGCATTCATTAGCATTTAAATCATTAGGTATTAAAAAAAATCAAGTGATGCAGAAAAGACACTATGAAGATTTAGGTAGGAAAGAACATTTATTTTTAGACTATAATGATTATGACGAAGAAGAGACAGGATTATTTACAACTAAAAGTGATTATTTAAGAATAATTAATTTAGCTAAACTTAGAAATATATCAATTGATGAACAATATAATTTAAAAGAACATAATCAAGATGTTGAATATGAAACATTAATACATTTGTCTAATAGATTAACCGATTATAAAAAAGAATATAATTTAATAGATTATAACGACATGATATTAAAATTTATTAAGTTAGGTAAATCACCAAACTTTGATGCAGTATTTATTGATGAAGCTCAAGACTTATCTTTAATGCAGTGGGATATGGTAAAAAGTATATCAGATAAAACGGTTGATTCTTATATTGCAGGGGATGATGATCAAGCAGTATTTAGATGGGCTGGTGCAGATGTTGATTCATTTATTGCACAAGAAGGTAACATAATACAATTAAAAGAATCTAGAAGAGTTCCAAGAAAAATACATGAATTAGCAAACTCAATTATTGGAAGAGTTAATAATAGAATAGATAAAAGTTGGAACCCAAAACAACATGAAGGAAAATTATCTGCTTATGATAATTTTGAGGATATAGATATGTCTTCTGGTAAGTGGTTGGTATTAACTAGAACAAGATCAATGTTAGATTCATTAGAAGAAACTTTAAGAGAAAAAGGTTTTTATTATGATAACAGATTTAAAAAGCTATACGAAAAAGATATTCAAGAAGCAGCAAGTAATTGGGAACATTTAATAAAGGGTCAGATGTTAGATGCAAAACAAGTAGAAGATATTTCAAAATATATTAGTAAAGAAAAATGGAACAAGGATAGATTAAAATCAATGGTTAAAAATTCTTTGTATAGCTATGAACAACTAGAAAAAGATTATGGTCTTCAAACAAAAGAAATTTGGTATGACGCTTTTGATCAAGCTGGAGAGAAAAGAATTAATTATATAAGACGTATGAAACGTAATGGAGAGATGTTGAATCAAGAACCACGGATCAAACTATCTACTATACACAGTGCTAAAGGTGGGGAGGAAGATAATGTAGTTTTACTAACTGACCTTACATATAATACAAAAAAATCGTACGATAAAAATCAAGACGATGAAACAAGATTATTTTACGTAGGTGCAACTAGAACAAAGGAACACTTACATATTATAAGACCTAAAGATGATAATAAATGTTACCCAATGGAGGAGATTATATGACAAACAAAGGTATATTTGAAGATGCATTCCCACAAGATAAACAGATAGGGGGGAGTCACTACAAGGATTTTCACATTCAACCTTACGAATTTATTTCAAAAAATAATCTCTCCTTTTTTCAAGGCAACGTTGTGAAGTATGTTTGTAGGTACTTGAATAAAAATGGAATACAGGATCTTGAAAAAATAAAACATTACTGTGATTTGGAAATATTAAAATTAAAAGATGACAAATGAGTATAGGAAAAAATTGGTCTTTACATTACAGAGAAATTTATGAACCACAGATTAAAAGATTAACGGACAGATATAATAAAATATATGACGAAAATAAAAATATGAAAAAAAGACTAGAAAAATATGAAGGTAAAAAAGTTAATTATTATAACAGAAAGGATGAAGAATGAGTTGGCAAGAATACAAAGCAAGAGCAAAAGTAATAGAACAAAATTTTGCAAAAAATTTAACAGACGTTAAATGGGCAAATGATTATCAAGATATGTATGAACATTGGGATATAGAAGGTATGTTAGATGGTAAGATTTTAAAATTTGATGTTAAAGGAATGAAAAAAGTAAATCGTTGGGATAATAATAAACAAGATGATATTGCTTGGGTTGAAGGAACTAATGTTAGAGGTAAACCTGGTTGGGTTAAAGGATTAGCAAATTATATAGTTTTTGAAAGAATAGATCATTGGTTTCTAGTTAATAGACAGGAATTATTAGATCATGTGCAGGATAAACTAAAACAAAAAGGATATGAAACAGGAAAAGGAGTTTATCAAATTTATCAACGTGATGGTAGGTTAGATAAAATAACTATGGTTCCTTTTCAAGATATTGAACAACTAAAAGACACAAAAAGGATAATTAAAAATGACGGATAAAATACAGAAAGAATTAAAAATAAAAAATCATACATTTAAACTAGAAATATATCCTCGTTTAGATGGCCAAGAAGATATAACATGGGAAATATTTCCTCATGATTATACTGCAGCCTTATATGCATTTAGTAACAAAGATAAATTAAACAAGTTAATTAAAGAAAAACATATATATGAACCAAGGAAAAATAATGCAAAAAATAATATTTAAACCGCAGACTGAATGGCTTCCACCAGAAGAGTTTCCTGACTTATCTAAATACGATGAGATAGCAATTGATTTAGAAACCAAAGATCCTGACTTAACTAAAATGGGATCAGGAGCAATTGTTGGTAAAGGAGAAGTCGTTGGTATTGCTGTAGCTGTTGAAGGTTGGTGTGGATATTATCCTATTGCTCATGGTGGTGGCGGTAACATGGATAAAAAAATGGTTCTTAAATGGTTTCAAGATGTTTTAAATACTAATGCCATAAAAATATTTCATAATGCAATGTACGATGTATGTTGGATTAGATCTATGGGATTAAATATTCAAGGACAAATTATAGATACTATGATTGCAGCAGCTTTATGTGATGAAAATCAATTTCGTTTTGATCTAAATACTTGTGCTAAAAAATATATTGGTACAGGAAAAGATGAGGCAGCTTTATATGCAGCGGCAAAAGAATGGGGCATTGATCCAAAAGGGGAGATGTATAAACTTCCTGCAATGTATGTAGGTCAGTACGCAGAGAAAGATGCAGCTATTACTTTACAGTTATGGCAGTATTTAAAAACAGAAATAATTAATCAAGATATACAATCTATCTTCGATCTCGAGACTCAACTTTTTCCCTGCCTTGTCGATATGCGATTCTTAGGTGTCCGTGTAAACGTCCAAGCAGCCAGCCAATTGAAGAAACAATTAGTTGCAGAAGAAGAATCATCACTATTATCAGTAAAAAAGGAAACAGGAATAGACATTCAAATATGGGCTGCAAGGTCCATTGCCAAAGTTTTCGAAAAACTAAAACTACCTTATGACGTAACTGAGAAAACACAAGCACCATCCTTTACTAAAAATTTTTTACAGAACCATCCTAATCCAGTAGTTCAAAAAATTGCAAGAGCTAGAGAAATAAATAAAGCTCATACAACTTTTATTGATACCATACTAAAACATTCACATAAAGGACGTATTCATGCTGAGATTAATCAATTACGTGGAGATAATGGTGGAACAGTAACTGGACGTTTTTCTTATTCTAATCCAAACTTACAGCAGATACCAGCACGTAACAAAGAACTTGGGCCAATGATTAGATCTTTGTTTATACCAGAAGATAAACATAGTTGGGGAGTATTTGACTACTCACAACAAGAACCTAGACTTGTTGTACATTATGCAGCTTTACAAAATTTATATGGTGTTGATGATGTATTAGATTCTTATAATAATGATCCTAATACTGATTTTCATACAATTGTTGCAGACATGGCGAATATACCTAGATCACAGGCTAAAACAATTAATCTTGGTTTGTTTTATGGTATGGGTAAAAATAAGTTACAAGCTGAATTAGGTGTTGATAAAGAAACTTCTGATAATCTATTTAAACAGTATCATGATAGAGTACCTTTTGTTAAACAACTAATGGATAATGTAATGCAAAGAGCACAGCAACGTGGTCAAATCAGAACTTTACTTGGAAGATTATGTAGGTTTCATTTATGGGAGCCAAACATGTTTGGTATGCATAAAGCTATGACACATGATGAAGCAATCTTGGAACACGGACCAGGGATTAGAAGAGCTTACACATACAAAGCATTAAATAAACTTATACAGGGATCAGCTGCAGATATGACAAAAAAAGCAATGATTGAACTATATAAAGAAGGTATCATACCGCATATACAAGTACATGATGAACTTGATATATCAATAGAGTCTTCAGAGCATGCAGTAAAAATAAAAGAAATTATGGAACATGCGGTGGAACTAGAAGTACCAAACAAAGTGGACTATGAATCTGGACCAAACTGGGGTAAAATAAAATGAGGATAAAATATGGCTTACTTGAATGCAAACATACCACCAACTTATGCACAGATAAGAAGAGAATATTTATATGATTGCAAAAAACATCATGGAGAAGTTGAAGACTGTATTATCTTTGGTCTTAGCGCTCTTACAGGGAGGTCTATATTATTTCATGCTATTATGGAAAACGGTGCAATATTTTATCGCTTACCAATTAGCGCGTTTATTCAACAGGGATTTGAGGCACATAGAGTGCCCGCAAGACGACTTGATGAACTACAGCTCTGGAATTGTTTTTCTTATTATCCTGCTGTTCATCGTTGGGATATTTTAGACGGACAAGCAGGCAAATACATAGGAAAAGATAAAAAATGGCACGCTGGTAAATATTTATTTACTGTTGACTTTGCTCATCCAGATAGTAACATACTTGACACTGATCATTCAGAGATACCGCACGAACATAAGTGCGCTCATATTATTGCATTAGACGATGGCAATTATGCAGCACAACCTAATAACAGATGTATATGGGATATACCTTCTTTTACTGTAAAAGATAATATTCCTGACTGGAAAGTGCAGACTTCTGAGTGGAATGTAGAAGATAGTAGAGCTTGGCGTACAGAAGATACAGACAAGTTCTTCTATGAAATAGAGGAGAAAAAAAATGATTGATAAAATAAAAAACATGGCTGAAAAATGCTGGCATAATCACAAAGTATGTGTGATTATAATTGCAGTTCTTGTTGTGGCTTATATAATTAAGTAATGATTATGGAGTGTGCTAGGATGGATTATAGATTTACAGCAATGTTAATTATTGCTCTTTGTCTCCTAGCATTCTTCGGAGGACCAGTTAGATGAGCAATAAATCATTAAACATAAACGAAGACGCAAAAGTTGCAATGCCTATGAAGACAGTTGCATCGTTGATTATACTTGTTGCAATGGGTGTGTTCGCATACACCGAGCTGACAGCCAGGTTGGTATCGTTAGAGACATCACGTGAGTTGTTTGAAAACGACTTGCTCAAGAAGTCGGAACAAGTGCCCGTGGATCAGGAACAACATTTTTTATTAGAAGATCTTTATAAGTCCGTTGAGAAAATGGAGAAGACTCAAGAATTAAATATGACAAACAAAGTTAATATAGAATTTTTAAGTTCACAATTAGAAAAAGCATTAGCTGATATCGAAGAGTTAAAAGATAAGGTTAGAGAAAATGGAAAGAGTTACTAGAAAAATCGTACAATATTTAGAAGACATGGAAAAGAAAGCCAAACAAATGAGTTTTGTAAAAAATTTAAAAAAAGAAGTAGAAACTGGCAAACATGGTACACAAAAGTATGTTGTAAAGCAAGGTGAAAACAAAGGTAAAATTTTATGACAGAGTTGGTGGTAGCCTTACTTATGATTATTAATGGAGAAATTAAGGAAGCACGTATTCAAAGTTCAATGTCTGATTGTTTAAAAGGAAAACGTGTCGCTAAACGTCAAGCTAAATCACATGTAAAATATCAATGTATAAAATCTAAAGCAGAACTTGAAAAAAATATAGATGGATCTTTGTCGATAAAAAAGTTAATATTAGAGTAATGAAATTTTCAACAGAAGTCGTAAATGGTAAATGTCCTACGTGTAATGAATACACAACATTAGTTGGTTTAACAAATGAATTGTACAGATGTATGAATTGTGGTTCTGATTTAGAGCAACACGTAAACGGTAAGATAAGTTATTTACCTCACATATCAAAACCAAAAGATGCAGATCCTTTTGTAAAAGAATGGAAAGATGGCTAAAAAAAGCTTTAAATTCTTTACACCTAGAGATAAACCCAAGAAACGTGGACCACGGAAACACAAGAAAAACATGAATAAAGACGAGAA